AAGCCAAAGACGAAGAAGGACGCCGCGAGGCGAAAGTCTTTCTGCTCTCGCATGGAAGGCATGAAGAAGAAGCTTACTTCAGCCAAGACAGCGAAAGATCCGAACAGCCGTATAAACAAGAGCCTTAGAGCATGGAACTGCTGATATGAGTAGCGACCTAAAAAGCATAGCTGACGCCGCCGCTGCGGCTACCGCAGTTGGTACAGTGATGGAGGTCATCCCTTCTATCGCTGGTGTTTTTACTATTGTTTGGCTTGGTATCCGTATTTGGGAAAGTGATACGGTACAGGGTTTAGTTGGCAAAATCAGGAAGAAAGATGCCAGCGAAGAGTAAAGCCCAACAAAAGCTCATGATGGCTGCTGCGCATAACAAGTCTTTTGCTAAAAAAGTCGGGGTGCCGCAAAGCGTAGCTAAGGAGTTTATTGGGAAAAGCAAGGGCGGCTCGGTCAATCGCATTGGTCGAGCTGTAATGCCTTCTCGCCGCGATCCTGACATTGGCAAAATGATTAAGCAGGTTAGTGTACCTACCAAAAAACGGAGAACCTAAATGGCTACGTCAGGTACGACCACATTTAATCTTGATTTTGATGACGTAATTACTGAAGCCTACGAGCGTTGTGGGCTTCAAATACGTACAGGGTATGATTTACGCTCTGCCCAGAGGTCTTTAGGGCTTTTGTTTATGGAGTGGGCCAATAGAGGCTTAAACCTTTGGACAATTGAACAGCGGTCCTTGGCTCTAGTTCAAGGAACAGCTCAATATAATCTCCCATCAGATACAGTAAATATTCTTTCGGCAGTGGTTCGCACTGGTTCTGGGGCCAATCAGCAAGATATTGTGATCGACCGCATCAGCCAGAATGAGTACTTGCACATACCAGACAAGAACACGCAAGCTCGTCCTGCACAGTATTATGTGCAACGAACCACTGTTCCAGTGGCATTTGTGTACCCAGCCCCTGACCAAGCATATACCCTGCAGTATTACGCTGTGCGTCGTATACAGGATGTTGGGACCTACGCTAATACGGCAGATGTTGTTTTCCGGTTTTTGCCGTGTATGGTGGCGGGTTTGGCGTATTATGTCTCTCTGAAAAAAGCTCCGGACCGTTCTCCTATGTTGAAAACAATATACGAGGAAGAGTTTGCAAGGGCTGCAATGGAAGACAGGGATACGGCCAGTATTTACTTGACGCCGGACTTTAGCGTATGACATATGCTACCGGTAAACATGCTCTGGCTATATGCGACCGTTGTGGTCAGCAGTACCCTTACCTGTCTGTCAAAAAAGAGTGGACGGGCTTTAAGGTATGCCCAGAGTGTTATGAGCCGAAGCACCCCCAACTTGAGCCAAAGAGGAACACTGCGGACCCCCAGTCTTTGTATCAGCCTAGACCAGATAGTAAGCAGCCCCTTACGGTCTATGTTGGCCCACCGGCTGATGCGGCTTTTTCCAGTAACGGTATGCAGCCTGCCACGAACAATGCGCTTATTTTGGGCGGCAGCGTAGGTCAGGTATCAGTGAGTACGCCATGAATTACACTGACCTAAAAACCAATATTCAGGATATTTGTGAAAACTCTTTCACGGATGATCAGCTGAAGCTGTTTACGCAACAGGCGGAGCAGAAGATTTACTCTGCAGTTCAAATCCCTGCGTTGCGTAGAAACGTGACAACCTTGGTGTCATCAGGCATCAAGTATATTGCGTTACCTTCGGACTTTTTGTATACATTTTCGCTTGCGTTGATTAATGGGTCGAATTATTCTTATCTTTTGAATCGTGACGTAAATTTCATCCGCGAGATGTATCCTAATTCCGGTACATTGGGTGTTCCAAAGTACTATTCTTTGTTTGATGAAAAATCCATCCTGATCGGTCCAGCATGCGACGTGCAATATACTGCAGAGCTTCATTATGGCTATTATCCAGAATCAATAGTGGATGTTGGTACAACATGGTTGGGCAATGAATTTGACAGCGCTCTGTTGAATGGTGCTTTAATTGAAGCTGTTCGATTCTTAAAGGGCGAACAGGACATGATTGCTTTGTATGAAAAGCTTTATTCAGACTCAATAATGCTTTTGAAGATGCTCGGGGATGGTAAGAACAGGGAGGATGCGTATCAGTCCGGTCAGGTAAAAGTGCCGGTGCAATAAGGAGAATAGATGGAAAATTTGGAAATTTCAGTATTTAAGGCCTCTGTTCAGACCACGGATAATCGCGGATTTACCCCGGAGGAGCTGGCGGATCAGGCTTTGAATAAGATTTTGTACGTTAGCAAGGATCGGGACGATGCCATTGCGTTACAGGCTATGATGTTTAGGGACCAGATACGAAAAGTGCTAGTCAACTACATGCATCAGGCTGTAAAATCATACAAAACCACTCTTTGTGCGGAACTTTCCAAACAGGGCCATGGAGACATGGCAAGTATTGTCAAACAAGTTTAGGGGCATTCATCATGGCTTTTACTGGTAGTTTTCTTTGCACTTCGTTTAAGCAGCAACTAATGGAAGCTGCTCACGATTTTCGTTCAAGTGGTGGCGATACCTTCTATATGGCCTTGTACACAAACTCGGCCACTTTAGACGCCACTACAACTTCTTACACTGTTACAGGTGAAACCAGCGGTACTGGGTATGTTGCAGGCGGGCAGGCGCTGACCAATGTCAGCCCGACCACCTCTGGTACAACTGCGTTTATCGATTTTTCCGATGAAACGTGGTCAACCGCAACTATCACGGCACGAGGAGCGTTGATTTATAACACCACTCCGACGCATACCTACCCCAATCCTTCTGTTGCAGTTTTGGATTTTGGCTCAGATAAAACTTCGACTTCAGGGGACTTCACGGTTGTTTTCCCAACCGCTGATGCCTCTAACGCAATCATTCGTATTGCCTAATTCGGATTTTTATGTTTACTTGATTCCCTAGAAAGGGGGGGTTTAAGTGTTTTCTGTAGCCCCTTTTTCTGCAACTCCGTTCTCCTCTCTACCGGCAGGAAGCGCAAATGTTCTTGTTGCTGTTACAGGGGTAGAAGCCACTAGCCAGCTGGGGTCCGTTACAGTATTCACGGGCATAAGTGTCCCTGTTACAGGGGTCGAGGCCACCAGCCAGCTAGGTTCCGTTACAGTACAAGCTACGGCTTATGTTTACCTAACAGGGCTGGAGAGCACCAGTGAATTAGGGTCAGTAGCTGTTCAAGCAAAGGGGAATGCTGCTGTAACCGGAGTCGAGGGCACAGCCACCCTTGGCACTGTATCAATTACGGGCGCTGCAGTTGTAACTCTAACAGGGCTGGAGGGCACCAGTCAGTTAGGGTCAGTAACTGCTCAAGCAAACGCGGATGTTGACGTAACGGGGCTGGAAAGCACAGCCGCCCTTGGTACTGTATCGGTTACAGGCACAGCAGTTGTAACTTTAACGGGCTTAGTTGGCACAACGGCGCTTGGCTCTGCCACTGTTGAAGCGGATGCAATTGTTCAGGTAACTGGCGTATCCGCAACGGCGGAAAATGGCTCGGTTACAGTCGTAGGTAAGGCTACGGTAACCCTGACAGGACTTGGAGCTACCGCTTATCTTGGAACAGCTGACGTAATAGCCGATGCTATTGTTCCGGTAACCGGGGTAAGTGCGTCCACCTCAGTTGGGTCTGTCTCAGTTATTGCTAAGGCAGTTGTAAGCTTAACTGGGGTGTCAGCGACCGCTTACGTCAACGACGTAATTGTTTGGGGGGAAATTCAAACTAATGATGGTTCCCTAAATCAAGAGCTACTTCAATGGGTAGACACTAAAGCGTTTAATGACTACTTCATAAGCGAGGTAAACGAAGACTTACAGGATAGCTCGGTTGAGTGGCATGCTTTTAATAGGCCTACTTCTGGTACTTACAGGACGGTCCAAGTTGGATATGGTACGGGTAAAACCACTAGGCTAACAACTTGGTCCGCTTTTGATAACAACGCTTATTTTTACGGTGCTCCGTACTTTCAAGGTGGAGCTGCTTACGGCAATCAAAGGCAGTACTTGTCTTTTAGGATTCCTTCAGCTTCCTCTGTGACGGGACGAAGTAACAACTACTTCAGACGCATTTTCTCTACTTATTTTCTGGAGGGATACTATGTAAGTCATGGCATGGGTTATGGGGTTGAATTACATTTATTACCAGACAGCGAGTTATACCCTCTTGGGAATGAATATAACATGGGAGGCGTTTACGTTGTACCGATGCTTAACGGTACATATGAACGTTTTGGGCTTAATCCGCAGTATTCCCTTCAGTTCGTCTCCTATTCTTTTCAAGTTCTTTTGAAAAAAGCTGGCCCTTATCCAGCAACACAGTTAGCCAACATATCTCTGGGAGCGTCCAGTTCTTCCATTATTGGCGATTGGCGCATAAGAACCTACGACAGGCCAGAGGGGGACATAGGATGGTCGCTTGATAAACTAGAACGAGAAACATTTGCCCAAGGTGGCAGATATGATTGGGTGAGCAAGAAAAACGGCTTTTATAGCAGTGCCAATCTCCCTTCTAATCCAGAAACAACCAGAACTTATGGTGGGTTGATATTGCCAAAAACGCCTTATCTTGAAAGTGGCATTTACGCGCCTTTCGTAAATGACGCTGTTACGTCCCCGTTTACCGATATTCATTGGGGCCTTTCGTCTCCTTGGTCAGGGTACGAGGTGAACACAGGGTCACAGACATCTTCAACATGGCTAGAAGTGCTGACATAGGGGTAATATGAAAGTTGTAAATGAGGCTAAAAAACTGGATAATGGAGCTATTGAGTCAAAGCATGAAATAGCTCAACTTTGTTCCAATTGTGGCTATGACCTTGACGAAAGTGAGCTATCGTTGGATACTTGCTCTGATTGTGGGCAAAGCTTATCCATTTCCCAAACTGTAAGAATATATGTTACTTCTGTGCCAGCAGCACAGAGTTTTGCATTGAAGTGAGGTTGAGATGACAACATATACGAATGTTTTACGGCTCTCTAAGCCAGCTGTTGGGGAGACCAACTGGGGCACTACAGTAAATGATGGGGTAATGGACCTCGTCGATGATGCCTTAAGTGGCCGCACTGTTGACATGACCTCTGGGTCTGTGGTTCTTTCTCAGGTTGATGGCGCAACTGACACTGGAGCTCGGTCCAGCATTTTGTTTTTGACGGGCACTCCGGGTTCAACTTCTACGCTTACTTGCCCAAACGTGGCTAAGTTGTTTTCCGTAAAAAACGACACTGGTTATGGCGTAGTAATTACCACATCAACGGGGACCACCACTGTTACTGTCCCTAACGGGACCAATGCTTCTGTTGTTTGTGATGGCGCTAACAACTTTTATTTTGCTGAAACCTATCTTACTGGGAAATTGGCCGCCACTTCCGGAGCGATAGATGGGGTGACAATTGGCGCTACAACCGCGTCTCCTTCTACTTTTTCAGCTCTTACAACTACCGGGGCTATTACTGAACAAGTATATGCCATGGGTGCTGGGGTTGACCTAGACCCGGCAAACGGAACTATTCAGACAAAAACGCTTACTTCTGGTCCCGTTACTTTGACGGAAAGCTTATCATCAGGTCAAAGTTTGGTTCTGCAAGTGGAAGGGGCGGACACGTACACATTAAATTTCCCTACCGTTACATGGGTAAGTGCCTATGGAGATGTAGCACCAACACTTTCTGCAAAAGACGTGATTATTTTTTGGAAAATATCCACTGTGCTATATGCGTCTTATGCAGGCAGTTACGCTTAAGGAGCTAGAAGCATGCTTTCTAGATTACTTTCTGCGGGGGCTATTGGTGGAAAAGCTGACGGATGGGTCTTAGTTAGCGTAGAGGATAATGTTTCTCCTACTCTTAAGGACTTATACATATATCCATGGAATCCAACATTAGGTTTTGGTGCCCAAACAGTAATAAACCTTACCAATGCTTCTTCGTCTGCTCCTTGGGCTACGCTAGCTCCGGATGGGGAAACCTTATACTTCAAAGGTAGTTCTTCAAGCACTGGCTATTTAAACGTATACCCATTTAGCGCGGTTACTGGCACTTTAGGGTCAATTTACAGCCCTAGTATACCTAGCGGAGGGGTTCCTAACTTTGCACTGGTCACGCCGGACTCCAATAATTTCTTTGTTGGCTCAGGTACTTCTCCTTACGTACGAGCATTTCCATTCGACCCATCTACTGGAATAGGTACTGCATACGACGCCCCGTCTTCTTATTCCTTGAATACTCCATATAGTGGGGATGTTTCCCCCGACGGCTCTGTAGTGGTGTTTGGGGGATATGGAAGTACTCCTTCGACTGCAACCATACAAGCATGGGAGTTCAGCTCTGTTGGAGGATTTGGAAGTAAATACGATCTGTCAAACCTAGGTTCCACCTACCCCACCACTATTGCAAGGCCACTGAAGTTCAGCCCCGACGGCACTAAATTAGCTGTTGGATTTTTAGATGATCCGTTTGTTCGGGTGTATACATGGGATAACTCTAGCGGTTGGCTGGCGTACTACGAGCCAACATCCTATGCTCTTGGCGGGGATGCTCCACGCGCACCTATATTATCTTTAGCTTGGAGCAAAGATAATAACTATTTAGTATGTGGAACCTATAATAATATCTCGGGTGCCCATTGTTTAATGGCTTATCCAATAAGCTCAAATGGCGTGTTTGGGTCACAAATAACACCGGGCATAGCGGTAACTGACTACAACATACGCAGCTTGGCGTTTACGACGGATGGTAATGCTTTGTTTGTGGCAAGACATGATGGGTCGAGTTCTAACATAATTGATGCATATAAATGGATTGGAACCTCTGGGTTTGGCACAAAATACACAACCGCCGCTGGGGTGACAGATAAACCTATATCTGTAAACTTTACATATCTTAAAGCATGATTGACCCAATCACCGCTTTTACCGTCGCTACGACGGCTTTTAACACCATCAAAAAAGCGGTGGAAGTTGGGCGTGAGATTGAGGATGTCGCGGGCTACATTGGGAAGTTTTTTGGGGCTAAGGCCGACATAGTTAAGGCAGAAGAAAAAGCCAAAAACCCACCGATATTTAAGAAGCTGTTGTCTGCCGGGTCGGTGGAGGAAGAGGCACTACAAATTGTGGTGCAGCGACAAAAGCTGATGCAGATGGAGAAAGAGCTCCGCAGCATGATCATTCTGCGCTATGGGCAAGAGACGTACATTGAGATGATGCGGATGCGAGAACGAGTTGCAACCGAGCGCCGCCGCGCCGAGTATCTGCAAACGCAGAAACGTAAACATTTAGTTATAAACATGATGCTGGGATCATTGACGCTGGGTTTGCTTTGGGGATTGGCGGAGCTTATTTGGTTGCTGATTGATATGGTAGGAGCTAGAAATGACGGCTAAAGACCTTGACGCTTGGCGCATCTGGCCCCGGGCGCTTATTACTTCTTACATGGTTGTGTTTTATCAGACCTGTGTATGGTTTATGAGCTTGCCCGACCCCAACAATGCCCAAGCCGGTTTCGTGTCGGTGATTGTGGGTGCTGGCGCGGCGTGGTTTGGGCTGTATGTAAACTCAGGCCCAAAGATGCAGGGGGTAAAAGATGCTTAGCGCTCTGATTGGCCCCGTAACGGGCTTGCTGGACAAGTTCATCGAAGACAAAGACCAGAAGGCAAAACTCGCCCATGAGATTGCCACGATGTCGGAAAAACACGCCCAAGAGCTGGCAATGGGGCAGCTTGAGGTCAACAAGGCAGAGGCGTCCCACCGGTCGGTTTTTGTCTCTGGCTGGCGTCCATTTGTGGGGTGGACATGCGGGGTTGCCCTAGCATGGCATTTTGTACTACAACCACTTGTCATCTTTACAACTGCTTACCTAGGCGTTAAACTACCGGTACTGCCCACGTTTGACATGGACAG